TCTTTGGCTGAGCATTGAATGCCGACTTAGAAGCAACAAAGAACTTACCGTTGTCTGGATTATGACCAAAGATAACCGATGGAGAACCATCATACTTCATGGTTACACGAGTATCGTTCTTATTTCCAGTGAGTTTATTGTGCACATCCATAAGATTATTATAGGCATGTGAAAAGCCTTCTTGACCAGCATTAAGAACGTGGTCTTCGGCGTGCTCTAGGTGAGTGAGTTTTTCTTCGTTGGCTTCACGCGATTCAACCAAATACGAACTAAAATTACGCATATAATTCTCCAAAATATAACATACTATTTATTAAATAAAATAACTCATATAGTCACAATAACTGCTTGACTCGGTACTTTATCTGTAACAACAATTCTTCCTGCACTATCTCCTTTAGATGGAGATTTCCCATATATCTTTGGAGTGCCACTAGAATCTTTGGCAGTAGGATCAAACCGCTGATCTTCTCTTCTTGCTCTAAGTCTAAAATATAGAGCATGTTCATTTGCATATTTTTCAGAGGGAATTAATTCTCCATTCCAAAATGTTAAGATATTTGTTTTTTCATCATAATTTGAAGATACATCCATTTTACCAATATACATATAATCAATGGGACCACCCATTGCTTTATTTCCAATTACAATTTTTTTCTTATCACTACTGCCAATCTTACCATAAACATCAGGAACCTTTGATCCTAATTTAAGTTTCATATTAGATGATAAGTAATTATATGCAGATTTCATAAATTTATTAGCAATACCTGGTACCGCCAATTCTAGTCCCTTTAATCCGCCTCCAGCCAAAGACGGAGCAGCTTCACCTTTTAAAGAAAGATTAATGGCTTGTTTTTTTAATGATGAACTAAATTCAATAACAATATCTGTATATGGTTCCGAACCACCGATTTGTCTACCAGTATATTTTTGAGAACTAATTACACCCTCTAAATATATTTTACCAGCTTTTACATTAATGGGGTTTTGATCATTTTTTTTCACAGCCAAGTTTATAGCATCAACAAACTTGGTTTCTTGTCTTTCTGCAGAAGCACCAGCCATTTAATTATCTCCTCATTTAGGAGTATTTATAGATTTACCACCATTCAGGATAATTGCCGTGCTTCCAGACAGCGATGTCTTGTTTTGCACCGATATAATAGTTGCGATAGGCTTGAACTACGTCATCGCACTTGTATTCATCTGGCATACACTGTGGAATAGGAGTCTTGTGGCCAATGGGAATATAACGAGGTGGATTGCTAAGCTTCTGCAGCATCTTAGTCTCGGTAGCATGAATCTTACCGTACCGCTTTGTGTATTCCTTACATAGGCCATCCATGAGACACCAAGCCCACATATAGTTATTATTAGATTCACGAACCCACTTGGCGCTGGGATGGTTTTTGTGAGTTACCTTGTATAGTCCATCCATAGCAAATTCACCGTCATGGATATGATGTGCCGTGGATAGAAGCTGAGCCGTCTCGAGAATCATCTTAACGACGTGTTTGTCGCAGTGCATTTCTGCGGCACGATATGGATCTGAGTGTAGTGCAAAGATATTCATAGTAACTCCATAATTATTGATAATATCATTATATCAACTCATGGATTATTGTACACTATTTTGTTGTGGCTCTGTAGACTCCATCCCAACCTTCTGGTGGTACGTTGCCATCCATTCGCTCTAACATCAAATCATAGTACTTTGAGAGAGTTCCCTTCCAATGGACCTTAAGTATCTTACCTAATGATATGGCCTTTACCCAATCACCTTTGCGATATAGAGTTAAAAAGTCTTCGTGTAGTTTTGGAGCTTGGTGATCAAAGAAATCTAGAACGGTATAGATCTGAACGGGCTCAGTCTTACCTTTAACCGCTAATAGATCTAATTCGACAACTTGGTATTCACGCTTGATATATTCTGCTGTCTTTGGTCCGATAACAATTTTGACACCATATGGCTTAGATTGTCCTTCCAATCTGGATGCCAAGTTAACACCATCGCCAAGACAAGTATAGTCAAACCTTTGGTCAGAACCCATGTTCCCAACAACCACGGTATCCGTGTTGATGCCCAAGCCCATACCGAATGGAGGTACGCCTTCACTGCTGATCTCATTATTAAAGTCCTCTAAGTCTTTCAACATTGTAAATGCCGTCTTCACGGCGTTAAGCGCATGGGCTTCATCATCCAGAGGAGCATTCCAAAATGCCATCTGAGCATCACCGATGTATTTATCCAGTGTTCCAGCGTTGTCTAGAATAGCCTTAGTCATCTTAGTCATGTATCGATTCATGATCTTAGTTAGGCCCTGAACGTCTTTTCCATAGTGTTCTGAGATAGTCGTGAATCCACGAACATCTGTAAACATGATTGATAGTTCACGTGAATCACCGCCGAGTTGAAGTAGTTCTGGATTCTTTTGAAGCTTCTCGACTAGAGCTGGAGATAGATAAGTTCCAAACTGTTTCTTGATCTGCTGCTTCTGTAGAAACTCAGAGATGAACTTTACAGTATAGATGTGCATATAGACTAACAATATTGCTAGAGCATTATATGTAACATCTAGTAATAAATGATAGTGATTGAATAAATAAAATGGAAGGTATAGATAACCACCGATCAATGCTGCAATATACACAATTGAAAATCTGAATCGTGAGATGATAATCAATGCAAAACAAAGGACGATCAGACCTCCAAAGTCTGCAAGAGATATCCAAGCTGGGATTGAAACTGAATCACCATTTATCAGAGTCTGAAGAAGATTGGCCTGAACCGTGTGGGGATATTGGCTGCCTGTTGGACTTGCAACAGGATTTGCTATACCAGCAGCTGTCACGCCAAGAATAACTACCTTATCCTTAAGGTCTGGAGGAGTATCTCCAATATCAAATTGCTTAAACTTATAATTCCAGTTGATAAAGACTCTGGAATATTCGTCTGTCTTAATAGTACTGAAAGAAGGAATTCGTAATGCTTCAACGCCAGTCTCATTTATCTTCGCTTGATACGAAGGGTCTCCAGCAATTACACGGAGAAGTTCTACAGAAAATGACGGATAGTATTCGCCATTTGATTGAGCTAGAAGAGGAACTCGTCTCACGACACCATCCGTCTCAGGTAGAGTCGATGTTATCCCTACGCCGGCGGCTGCTCGTTGAAAGCTTTCAATATTATCTAGAACGCATGGGTATTGAGGAAGAAAAGCTGTCGGCTTACCGTCACCGACAACAGCCACACCAGTCCGACGCGTATTAGCATTAGACCTAGTACAATCTGCTACAGTCTGTGATAGAACTACTGGATATTCTTTTAGAGTTCTGGAAAAAGAATCATCCGTATTGAAGCGATCCCGTTCAGGAAACAGTATAGTATTGCCGACAACGCCAGCACCCGAATTATAAAGATCACTAACGATTTTAGAATATACTTCACGAGGGAATGGATATTGACCATATTTTTCTAATGTCTTTTCAGATATGTTTGCTAATACAATTTGGTCAGATTGAATCGGCTTACTGACCATAAGCGCATCATAGAACTTAAGCTTAACTGCGTCTACAAATACTGGATTAGCAAACTTTATAGTTAATAATATACTAAAAGTAATTAACGCTAACCATGGTGACAGCAGTATATTTCTAAGCTTCTTCATATTCCATTTCTCAGTTTTGGATATTTATCAATTGCTGGCGGCTTTCTGTATGACCACAATGTTTCCCTGTGGACGACCAGTACCGGAAGTCGGCCAGTGATGGTCTGCAAAGTTGAATGAGTTTATATCACCGTCTTGAGATACTGTAACTTGTGACTTGGTATCTAGCGGAAGGTATACATCAGCCGCTTCTAATTTAGCGTTAGATAGAATAGATACAGCCCAACCAGTCTGGACTTGTTTCTTACTAAAGATAGGTGAAACAACGGTCTCTACAGTCTCTGTAAGCGACTTACCTGGATTATTTTGTATATACACTTCTATGAGCTGTTGCTGTGTAACTGCAGGTCTTAGAGCCACAGCAATTTCTTTTACATCATCTCCGGATCCAACTTCTGGTTCAGCATTATCATTTGCTGCTGATGCACCAGGATTCAACCTTTTAAGTATCTCTTTACGAGCATTCATTAGAAAGTTATCACCACTAGCATCAGAAACGGTGGTTAATTGTAAGCTGTTATCTAACTGCTTATCTGCTAGATTAAGTGCAGTAGGTGTTGTTGGAGGAGCAGAATCACTTTCTACAAGAGTTGCTTGATACGGTTGATTCATAGTCACAATACCAGCAGTAGTAGCGACTTCTATTTCGCCGGTAACACAGTCTTTTCCAATTTGTATTCCATCGTTATTGACGCAGCTCGGTAATAGCACGATCATGGTTCTTCCGACTTCATCTACTGACATGAGGAAATCGGTTCCACGAACACCAATAGTAGAAGTAGGAGTACGGATGTTTACAGCAGAAGGATTTCCGTGAGCAATAGCACCAGATGCATATCGCACAGTTCCAAGAGCGACTTTCATTCCAAGCTTACCTTTAGACGAGGCTCCACTATCATACACAAAATCATCGATCACGAGCTTTGAATTTTCTGTGATATTGACTTTAGTATTATCTACGAAAGTGATACCGAATCTACCAGAAGAACTAGTAGAAACGGTATCCATCTTTTCAATCCCAGAGCCTTTATTTGCAGGTAAAGCTTGAGTGGCTCTTTTTATCTGTCCTGCTCCTTTGAATTCTGTTATCGAACCTATTGCTGCTTGAGCTTGGCTCGATAAAAGAAGACTAGTGAGAAGTATTAATGTTAATCGTACTACCATTAGTTACACTTTGCACGTTGATTACTGTCGATAGTGCTCCATTTTGAGATGCCGTAAACGAATTACTCGTGCCGGTTAAATCAACCCGAAGAGAATGTCCATTTGTTCCACCTAGACCAGTTTGACTAATGTTGAATGTGTTATAATCACCAGCAACTTTAATAGTCTGTGAAGCATTTGGAGATAGTGCATCGATAGTGAAAGCGTTAGAATTACCAGCGATATCCATAGAGTTGACGATATTAGCACCAGATCCATGGAAAGCAAGTGTATTAGAATCACCTGTGAATTTAGCGTTCATATTTAGTCCAGTACAGATTGAATCAGTCTGCGCGTTACCGCAGCGTAGATCAATCTGGTTTGAACTACCAATTTGACGAAGTGTGACAGTGGCAGAATCTCCAGATCCTGTACCGGTTACTAACGAAGCTAGAATAGAGTTTGAATCACCATTCTGGATTGCAATGATACTCTGTGCCGCTCCACGAAGATAGATTGGATCATTAACAGTACCGATTACGTTAGTAGAACCGGCCTGTACTATATTGATATCTACGTTATCTCCATTCTGATCGATATAGATTTTATTTGTCGTGGCCACGGCACCCGCAGCTGTCTCATTGGGTGAAGTCGCTACGATAGTTGGAGGAGTTGGTGCTGTGGGCGCGGTAGCTTGAGCATATGCGTGTCCAGCTGCTAATAGACTAGCACCAACTATTAGTGCTTTTAAGAACTTCATTTTTGTTTCTCCTGAGTTGGTTTAAAGTGCCATAGTCCCTTCTTTTCTCCACTCTTAATCAATTCAACAACACCCGCTTCTATGGCCGATCTAATAGCATAATTTCCTGGTTCGTTTCTAGTCTGTTGAGAGTCTAGTTCGAATGCATTTGTATCTGTGTTAAAAAATTTAAAGGCCGTAATTGATTCTGAAGTAGACAATAAATTTTTAGACACAGTGACTGAAGTTAAGATTTCTCCAGTCTGTACTGAAACTAATCTCATATTAATAACTACAGTATCTTCTATGTACTGCGTATTAGGACCTATACCTAGGTATCTAACACCGCTTCCACCCGTCTTGACATCGGAGTTATAGTCTATAATTCCACCCTCTATAATTACTCCGGCTACTTTAAGAGGAGGAAGTGGTTTTGCATTATCTCCGGATTCCTGCTCTCTCATTTGTCGAATAAGCTGTCTCTCTTTTATAAGACTATCCATTCCAACTCTTTCTACCGGAATAAACCACTTACCATTTCCAACTTCCTGTAGTGATTTTAACACATAAGCTTCTGCTCCTTGTGTAACTGCAGTTGAGAATGATGATACAGTCTGTGATGGCTTACGCTGGCCAGTCTTATCTACAAATGAATACACTGCGACTGGTATCGGTGGACCATCGAGTTCTGGTACTGTATCAAATATTCTTTTTTGTGCCGCTCCTTCTATTACGGGCTTGCTCTTTAATATAAACGATTGATCTAATGTAGGATGTATTCCTCCAGCACAACCGGCCAGAAGTAGACAGCAAAGAATTACGAGCAGTCTCATTAGAAGTAAAACTGTGCTATTGGAACAGTCACGACAGTCTTACCACCAGTAGAGTCTACTACGGTCAAAGTTATATTTTGTGCCGTCTTTATATAACTTACGGTATTTCCATCAAGGACAAAAGAGCCGACACCAGAATTTCCGGTCTCGGCAAATAAGTTATTTGATAACTGTGTAGCTAATTGAGAATATACTTGAGAGCTAAACAGAGCCATGAATCTGGCCAATGGAGTGTTGGCCGCATCTGCCTTAGCCTGAGCTATCTTTGCGTTTTGTGCGTCTATAATAGCTTGCTTGTGAGCGCGCTCTTCGTTGTCGACTGTGATGACATGAGTCGACCATCCATATCCACTAAAGGCCGGATCTTTAAACTGTTGTGTTAAATCAGCAGCATTAGCTCTTTGGCTTATCAGAAGACCCAGAGCTGCCGTGGTTACTAATATTTTTCTCAATTTCTTCTCTCCGGTTTTTACCACCAGAAGAAAAATTAAAATCAAGATGGAAGATTTTGAATATCTCGATCTTTAGACTTATGTACATTCTCTTCTCCCATTTGCAGAACAACACTCACCTTCTGCTGAAGCCTTATTAAATCGTTATCTAACATTCTTATTCTATCTATAAGAGCTACTAAGATTACGTTAGTTTCTCCTATTAGAGGCATGAGTTTATCCGTAACAAACTTATAGATAAAGTATACGAAGTATCCCATTCCAACAGATGATACTATTGGGAACCCGTACTGCTTTATTAAAGCTGTAATCTGTACGGCGTTCATTAGTTTTTCTTATAGAGAATTAACCTATCATTTACATTTTTCAAAACATATTCAGCATTATCTTCGGTATGTAACTTTTCTAGTGTTAGTTCTCTGTCCAATATTATCGCGCCGTTATCTAGCACATCAAAAACATAGTCCATGAATAGCATAGTTAATCTCTCCGTGCATCATTTTTTCCATCTGCTCTAGCAATTCTATCCAGATCTGGACGCAGTCCAAGTGCAGAACTGACTACAGCATCAACTCGAATGATATCATGATTCATAGTCTTGACTCGATTGTCAAGACCTATGATGATACCTTGCATGCCCTTGATGGCCTTCAATACACTTTCGAGAATATAGTTGATAACAAAATACACGAATATACCGGCCATAAGAGCCGCGGCAATGGGAAATCCAACATCAGAAATTAGACTAAAAATTGCATCCGGTTTCATGATAATTTCCCATTACTCTATGTATTTATTAAAAATGGTGCGGGCACCCGGACTCGAACCGGGACGGAATACTAATAAATGTGGTAGGCGCGATGAGATTCGAACTCATACTGAAGAGTTTTTAAGACTCCTACCTCTACCGATTGGGTTACGCGCCCTTACCACGTTTAAATCTAAATGTATCTGTTTGAGAATGACAATTTGGGCATAATATGCGTAGATTGTTTAGACGATTGTTATTTTTATTTCCATCAATATGATCCAATTCACATTCTATTTTATTATCATTCCATGTTTCAATTAAGCATTTTTCACATTGATTTTTTTTAAGTCCTTCTTGAAATAATCTATGCTTGAGTTTATACGATTGATATTGTGGATGATGACCAGCAAGTATTTCTTTTAAAGGAATTTTTCCTCTTCCTTCAATTTTTGGTTTTCTAGATCCCTTTAAACCAGGATTAGGAATATATAATTTATATAATATTGCTTTACGTTTAAATGTAGAAAAAGGTATATTTAATTTTTCAGCTGCTTGACTCATGCTAATACAACAAGCAATGGCTTCTTGTATTTTTTCTTTTGATATTTTGGCAGTCATAAAAGATTCCTTTCTTTTATGACTATTTATATTATTCCAACATGCCCGCTTATCTCTTAGTGGTAGTGATCTTTACTCTGTCGGTTTTAGGATCATGATCGACGTGGTGTGCATGGAATTCAACATCAGGATGTTCATCTTTGAGAGACAAAAAGTGATGCAAGTTATCATGAGAATCATCATATAAATGTACTTTCTTATATCCGTTCTTTTTGATTAGATCAGAAACTACTTTCTTCTTATTAGCGGCTGGTGATGGACCACCAAGATTACCGGCTCTACGAACATGGATCTTCTTGGCATCGATACCGTACTTATTGAGATGCTTCATGAAGTGTTCTTTATCATCGAGATCAGAACGAGCAGTCAGAATCTCAACGTTCTTATTTCTCTTATGGATGCCCTTCATCTTAGCGATCATCTTACGAATAGGATGAGCTGACTTTGCAAACGTCTTAGACGATTGGAATTCAGAGAAATCATATTCATGATCTGGATGCAGCGTATGAGAGTTAAATTGCTGGTTATTTAAAGAAGCAACTCTTTTTTTAGTCTTCTTGTCTCTGACATGAATCTTGACTTTACTATGATCATGAGCAAACAGCGTCTCATCCATGTCGAACGCATGAAGCGTCTTCGATTTGGGATCAAGTGATTCAGAAAGGAAGTCTTTGAATGTTGTCATATACTTATTTATACTAACTCATCCTCAGCTTTGAAAAATCTTTCTTTCCACGACGTAGACCAAACCCACCCGCTTCTTCATCTTCACCAAAGCGTCCAGTATCCATTACAGGTCGATCCTCGATAAATCCACCTTGAGCAGACATCTCTACATCGTACAGGCGCATCTTACCGCGGTCGACTCCGATCATAAAGTTGCGATGCACACCAAGATCGTTGTAACGATTCTTGAGCTGCTTGATTAGAAGCTGACCGATATTTTCCAGTTCCTCAGTAGAGATAATGGCAAACATCAAGTCAGCAGTAGCCGGTAGACCAAAGCTCTCAGAAGTATTGGTCAGGTCGACATCAGAGCTATTATAGCCATCACGATTAGTCTGAGTAGCCGTGACGATCGGCACGTTGAACTCTACGGCAAGACCGCGAAGTTCCTCGGCGATAGCCTTGATATACATGTAGCTGTTCACAGAATTACCCATCTTCATACGAGATGAAGAACAGATGTTGAGGTAGTCGATATAGATGATGTCTGGAACAAACTTGCGCTTTAGCTTTAGTTCCTGAAGCAGGTGCCTAAAGTTAGAGCTGCCGGCAGTAGATGTAGGATATTCCTTGATGATTAGACGGCCCTTGCACTTATTGCGCATGCGTTCGACTTTCTTATCAAAGGCTTCCTTAGGCATAATCTTTAGTTCATCAGTGGTAACGTTCAGCAGATTAGAGTCGATGCGTTCTGCAATTCTTTCCTCTGACATTTCCATTGTGATATACAGAACATTGTAGCCGGCCGATAGATTACCGGCAGCGGTATGACACATGAACAGAGTCTTACCGACACCAGTACCCGCGAGAGCCACATTCAGAGTCTTTCGAGGTAGACCGCCGCGAGTGATCTTGTTGAAGTACTCTAGATCAAACTCGATCTTTTCTTCCTTCTGATGATAGAACTCATAACGAGCATCGGAATCAAACAGAAAGTCGTGGCCGACAGAAGTATCAAACGATACTGCCAGAGCCTCAGATAGAATTTGTGGAATAGATCCCTTACTCTTGTCCTTAGACTTACCATCGATGATCGTGATAGATTCCATGATCGCATTATAGACTGCACGATCTTGACAATACTTCTCGGTCTGGTCTAGAAGCCAGTCGAGATCTGTATCTTTGTCGGCTTTAAGATTAGGAATAGTTTCCACTACCTTGGTGAAAGTATCAGAAGACATGCCCTCGATCTTATCGACATCGATGGTAAGTGCTTCAGCCGATGGAATCGTATTATAACGTTCCACATACGCCGTGACAGTCTGATAGATCACACGATATGCATGATCTGAAAAGTACTCTGGCTTTACAAACGGTAGAACCTTTCTCGCATAAGTTTCATTACTTACAAGATGTGCAAGGATCTTTTGTTCAATCAATCTTCTTCTCCGTCTTCACTTTGCATGATAGAACCATGTCCGACTTGGTAGCGGTTCCTGATATAATCTTGGAACTGCTGGGACTTTAGAATTGGTTCCCAAAACGCAGAAGTGTTCGTATCCTTCTCACGGATCTTTTGATCTGATACTTCACCTGTCTCGGGATCGACCTTTGAGTACCATCCGGGTGATGGTTTATGGACGAATTTACCTTCCATAGCAATGTCGAGAAGGCCAGACCACTTAGAAATCCCGCCGTTATGAGATACGCTGATGGGGATCTTTGATTTTTCTTTGACATACCTAGACTTCTCCACGTTGATTACAAAATGATAGCCGACTACTTCTTGACCCTGCTTATCTTGCTGACGGCCGATGATGAAGATGTTATCTGCGGAATAATAAGAACCAGTGCCACCAGAGACGATGTCCTTAGGGAATAAAGACATTTCCTTGTATGTATGGTTGACCACAATCATAGGAATGTCCTTCATGGTCAAGTGCGGTGTAACCATTCGGAATAGAGACTTGATCTGCTTTGCTCGCGACATGTCTGCGACTGACTTGCCATCGAGTGTATCCTCGACTTCTTTCTTTGAAGCTAGATTACCGATCGAGTCGATGATGATGATTACCTGTTCATTTCTAGTAATCTCATTGATCTGCTGCATGATATCGAACTTGAGCTTTTCAACGTCAGTAATGGGAGTATGCAGTACACGCTCCATGTCGATCTGGAAAGACTCGAAGTAAGACTTAGGAGTACCAAACTCTGAGTCATAAAACAAAAGCACAGATTCAGGATACTTATCCATGTAGGACTTTGCCATGAGAAGCGAGAACGCAGTCTTAAAGTGCTTTGAAGGACCTGCCCACATAGTCAGCCCAGGAGTCAAACCGCCATCTAGTGCACCAGATAGTGCGACGTTGATCATTGGAACTGGAGTAGAAATCATATCTTTCTTATTAAAGAACTTAGATTCCGCTAGAATATCTGTTTCTTGAATAGTAGAATTCTTCTTTAGTTTAAGTAGTAGTGAGCTCATATTACCTCGCATTTGCTGTGTATATTAATCATATCAAGTACTGTATTGATGTCAATTGAAGAAGCTAGATAGAGTGGCTTTTCTTTCAGTCTCGTAGTCAATTGCATCTAGAATAATCTTTAGCGGATCTAGGAATGACTTGGTAAACTGTAGATTATAATCAATATACTTATCTAGTTCAAGTTGCCTAGGAAGAGTATTGACTACGGATACTACATTTTCACGAAGAGGATTAGGAGTCTTTAGATAGCAGAACTTGATCTTTTCTCCTTCTTTTACCGTTTCGTATCTGTTGTCTAACCCACGGTCAGCAAGAAGCTTATTATAGACCAACGCACCTCGAACGTGTATCGGCGTTCCCTTTTTATAGATGGTGTCTCTATCTCTGTAGTCTGAGAGTCCGTTACAACCTCTGGGAAAAGCCACTTCGTCGAACGATAGAGTCTTGAATTCTTCACGGAATTCTTCAATGAAGTTAATGACATCCTGCTCTGTACCTTTCATGATAATCTTGAGTACGTCTTTAATCTTATTTCGGCAGCTGGAAGGAGTAGAAGACTTGACGGCTTCAATCCCCATGATCTTAAGCTTTGGTTCAGCATAACGAATTCCTTCGTTGTCATGAACATTCAAGATGTAGCGCTTCTTAGCAGTCCAGATGCCCTTGTCGGCAATGGCTTCACGCTTCATCTTTAGGAATGATGTGAATGCATTAGTGTACTCAACTAGAGAATCAAAGCTGTCCTTGATCTTCTTATCCAGAACTTCAGAACATACTTTATCTAGGTAGTCAATCTTATTCTCAGCGTTTGCGTCGACGAGATCTTCCATGTTTAGATACACAGAGTCAGTATCAATTGCGATGACGCGATCTTTAGTCTGCTTTAGAGCTTTGTTGAGGAACGCGTTGATGTTGCGCTCAGTCCAACGGATGGCCAATTGGCCAGTCAGAGTGATTGCCTCCGCAAATTCAATTTCAAACCATCGGAAATATTGATTGCCGAGAGCACCATAGAGTGAGTTCAGGGCGATCTTTCGAGCCATCTGGAGGTTATCATACTTAGAGATCTTGTTCTTTAGCTCATTGCTAGGATTCTTTTCATACTCTTTCTTGGCCGCGAGCATGATGTTCTTGTATCTCTTACGATCTGCCATCATGGTCTCGACGAGCTTAGGGAAGATACCCTTAAAGTCGCGATCCCACATACAGCTGTTGGCAGTCAGAGCAAGATTCTGTTCTTTGAGTAGCTGAGGAATATCCGTATTGAAGAGACAGTTATCGAGATACTGGTCAACGGTAAAGTACCGAGACATCTTACCGCGGTAGGTCTCAGGTGAGATGTTGTATTGCACGATCAGAGACGGATATAGAGATTCAACATCGAATGAAGCTACATAGTTATGCATACCAATGATCGGATCTTTGACATATGCACCGGCAAAGCTATCGACTTTACGATTGCTCTTTGGCTTTGACACTACGATCTTGTCATTCATCAGCTGATTGTGAATGATCGTATCCCAGAGCCTGATCGGTGAAAACACATCGCCGAAGTTGATCTTAGCGTCGTAGGCTACCGTCATGGCCAGACCAATAAGATTTAGTTTCTGCTCGAGTCTACCTACGAGCAGGGTATCATGGATGTTGTACTCCATGAATTTTTGGAAGTCTCGTTGGTATAGATCATAAAGACCATCAAACTCCGAATAGTCCAGTTTTCGCTCGCCCAACTCGACGAACGCGATGTGATCCAGTTTGTATGATTCTTGATTTGTGTATGTAAACTTCTTGTACAGTTGAATATAGTCGAGGACGCAAATTCCCTTGGGTAGATAGACTTGTGTTGGTCTTCCAAGAATTTCGAGCGTGTCTTCATATAGAATCTCCCATGGTGATAGCTTCTTGGCGAACTCTTCACCGTGCACTCGCGTGATACGATTGACGATGTATGGAATATCAAAGAATTCCACATTCCAGCCGCTGATGATATCTAGATCAAGCTGTTTCCAGATCTCTAGAAACTTTAACAGTAGAGCGGCTTCATTCGGACACTTGATATAGATCACACCCTTGGGTGCATCGTAGTCGCCGCAACCAAGAGAAATGATTAGATCACGACGAGTAATCGTGATGGCTGTAATTTCTTTGTCGGCACTCTTGATATCTGGAAAGCCGGACGAAGAGTCTACTTCAATATCGATATAACCGACATTGATTTTGTCTGGATCGAAGTTAACTTCTCCAGGAAAATAATCATTGATGAATGTATAGTCAAATTTATTTAGACCAAAGATTTCAAATCCGGATACATCTTCATAGCGCTTTAGAAAATCTCGCGCTTCATAGACACTATCAAACTCAACCTTATCGACTTTTTGCCCAAACAGCGAACGATATTCTGAATTTTCGGTCTTAGACGGAATGAATAGATATGGCTTATAATCAATCTTGCGGGCAATTCTCTTACCGTTTTCATATCCACGAAGAAGAATGTTGCCACGATGCAGAGTCACATCGGTATAAAATTTACTCATGCGGTACCTTTCATGTTCAATTTATATATTACCATATGTAGAATAAAAGTAAACAATAAATATTCGACGGATTGATCTCTTCACGTGAAGAGCTTTTATAATGTAACATAAAGGTTTTCACATGAGTCTTATTGCACTACAGAAGAAGATTGGCGTTACAGCCGACGGAGCATTTGGTCCAGGAACTCTAAAAGCTGCAGCCGCATATTTTAAGCTTACTAAGAATAGAGCTGCTCATTTCTTTGCTCAGACCGGCCATGAAACTGGAGATTTTAAGATCTTTTCTGAGAATCTTAATTATTCAAAAGACGGTCTCATGAAGATCTTCAAGAAGTATTTTCCTACAGAAGCTCTAGCAAATTCATATGCTCGCAATCCAGAAAAGATCGCTAATAAAGTATATGCTAATCGTATGGGCAATGGACCAGAAGCTTCTGGAGATGGTTACAAGTATCGTGGTCGAGGAGCGATTCAGCTTACCGGTAAAGACAACTACGAAGCTTTTGCCGCATACTGCAAGAGACCAGACGTAGTTACTAATCCAGACATCGTTGCCACAGAACTATCGTTTGAATCTGCGTTATGGTTCTTTGAACGCAACCATCTATGGGCAATCTGCGACCAAGGAACTACTGATGCCATTATTCTACAAGTTACTAAGAGAGTAAATGGTGGAACTATTGGTCTTCCTGATCGTCAAGCCAAAACTCATAAGTTTGCTGGTTGGCTTTAAACTCCGTCGCCTCCGGAACTCCCACTCTTACCGGGTGGGAGTGACCGGATAGTTCCATCTGCTTGTCTAATTGGAACAGTAGTCAATCGCTTCATCTTTCCTGATGCATCTCTAACGGATACTTCTGAGACT